GACAGAAACCGCCTTCAGCACTCCCCCCAAAAATAAAGTACCAATTGTGGCAAGACCGACATAGGAGACTATGAACTCTACAGCTTTTTTAATTTGGGGGTGGTTTTGCAGCCAAATGAGAATACCATCCAGCAGGGTTACAATAGGGGACAAGAGGAACAACATCTCCCAACCTACTTTGCGTAACTCTGTCTGGAGAATAACTTGGTCTTTGAGAAGCTTGCTCTGTTCCGCTCTTTCTTCTTTCGAGGGTTCCTGGGCTTTCATCGTGTTTACAAGGTCTCTTAGCTCGTCGGGGGTGCTCGTGACCATTGCTGCGGCTGTTCCCTGATCGTATCCGCCATGCATCAAAGCCTGGATGGCTGTGTCACCAGAACCAAAGCGCCGCTTAACAGCCGAAGCGACGTCGAACATTTGATCCTCCCTAGACTTACTCAATTCTCCACCGCCGAGACTAATCTGGCTGTAAAGAGCAAGGACAGGGCCTGCGTCTCCCGTGCCGTGGAGTAAATTGTATTTGGCGGCGGCTAGCATTTGGAAAGTGCTGTTAAGCCCAGCCGCCGTTCCGCCAAGAGCCGTAATCGCGTTTTGCCAGCCGTAGAGCGCACCCGTCGAGGTGCCGAATGAGGCGCTCAATAAAGCAAGCTGGGCATTTGCACGTATCGTGGTGTCTACAAACGCCGCGAACGCAGCGAGACTGAGAAAACCGGCGAGGAACTTGCCCAGTCCAAGCGCCGCTTCTCCAAGCCCGACTTCTGTTTCCTTCAAGCTTTTTTTCGTCTTGCCGGAGGCGTCTTCGATGTCTTTAAGACCCTTAGCCGCAGCGGGGGCTTTGGATGAAATGCCGGAAGCATCGAGCGAAAGCGCAAGCACAAGTTCGTCAATAATTGTGGGCATCAGGAATCCTTGCTGGCGAGACCCTCGTTGTAGTTATCCACGAGCACGACCTCTAGCATGTCGTATGCATCCTCGACCCCATAGACGGTATCGAGTTCGTGCAGTGTAGCCATGTGCCGCGATAGCAGGGTACCTATTACTCGGCTGACGTTGCTGTAGGAGGCGTAGTTGTGGCGGCTTTCATTGTGCTCCCCAGTAAGCTGGAGAGTCCGCCTTGTGAGAAAAAATCGAAGTGCAACTTCCACACCTCGACACGCAGCTTGAGGCGGGTCGATACTTCCTCGATATCTTCTTCAATCAAAGGGCGGCGGATTTCCGGTCTCGCGGGGGTGGGGATAGCCTGAATGCAAGTTAGCATTTCAGCAAGCAGCGGCTGGGCAGTTTCCCAGCTAAGCCCGCCGATAGCCCTAAGTCCCATTTCAGCGAGCCCGGCTGTGCCTAACTCTTCGTAACGGGGAGGAAGATTGACATTGGATGCTACAAGCGCGAGAAGGACACGAGTTGCCCAAGCTTCCGCCTTGGACGCCGACATTTCGGTAATCAGAAAAGCTTTCCCAAAATCTCGACCTTCGTCTTCAATCGTGATGAGTGTTGTTTTACGAGCCATCTATTTTTTGCCTCTATCTACTAAATACTACCATCAGAAGAAACCCCGCACAGCAAAAGCTATGCGGGGTATGATGCCCTATTCGACAGGAAGGACCTGGGGGCTCATTGGGTAGACTTTGAGACATAATTCCAACAAATTGTAACTTCCGTTGGCTGGAGAACTTTGGCACCGTCCTGGATCGCTTTATAGTTTTCTAGCACGCCGCGAGTGAAAGTGTAGACTTCCCCCGTGGAAGGCAAAGTGATGATACCGTCGAAATAAAACGTGTCGCGCAAGTTCTTTGTAGTGTCCACGATAGACTGGAAAACACTCTTGCTGGGACTATCCGCCTGGAGACTAACAGTCATTTTTACCATGTTGGGAAGATAGCCCGAGGACATGATGCCGTCCACACCCATGAGAGTTTCGGCGATAACTACCGACTCCGTCGCCCACGCTTTGTCGGTGGAGAATCCCTGAATCTGCACAGGCGCGGGAAATAGAGCGGATTGCGAAATCGTAAACACGGCATTCGCCGAAGTTATCGTCTGGCCGGTGTTAAAAGCATTGGGCATGTGAAACTCCTTGTTAGGGGGCTAACTAGGTCAGCCCCCTTAAATACATAATACTCTCGGTCTCGGTTAAAGGATGTCGATGCTGTCAAGAGACAGTTCTTGAATTGCCGAACCATCGGTGTACCAGAAATTGATGATAGGCGTCGAGCGAAGGGCACGAGCCGGAGCACCAGGGTCAACGATTTGCAGGTAGTAGCCCTGAGTCTGGATAGTAGAAGCAACGTTTTGTCCAGCGGCGAGATTGACTTCGGCGGCCTGTGCAGGAGAGAGTACAACCCCAGTTTGAATCGAACCAAAATTGAGGGCATCGTTGATAGGTCCGGCAAGAGTCGAGCGAACCAGCGCATAGCCCGGAGCGTTGTAGGGAATAGAGCCAACCGCAGTGAGCAACCCAATGAGTGCCAATTGAAATTGGGAGTTAAGCTGGATTTGATTGACGTAGGTATCAACCCACAGCCATTCGCCAGGGAGTTGACCATTGTACAAAAAGTTGAAGCCCTGGTTAGCCGTGGCGTACGAGCCGTAGTAACTATAGCCATTGGCAAGCAGGTTGGCAGCGATTTGTGCGTTGGCACAAGTTGGCTGCAAGCCGGTCTGGGACTTGAACGCAAGAGTCACGCGACCATTTGCCTGGGCAAAATTGATGGAGGCGATAGCGCCGGAGAGGAATACCGCGACATCCAGCACAATGGACTCCAGCGTAACGTCTTCAAGGATAGCCAATGCCGGGTCGCCGGAGAGACACACAACGCCGTTGTAGGCTGCTTGCTTTGCCAGATACCCAAAGCAAGAATGACTGTTCTGAACGGACGCTTGGGCATCGCTATCCCAAGCGATGTAAAGATACTCGTCGTTTTGCGCGTTTGACCACTGGGCAAAAGCAGTCTTATTGGCAGTTGAGGGCTCGATAAGCGGGACAAAGGTAGACCAATTGGTTGTAGCGGCAATTGCTTTGTTCATGCAGGACGAGGGTGTGTCTGCCGTATCGCCCGCCGAAATCGTTGCGCCGGTTGCGGAGGTAAGCCCCAGAACGGCGGCTGCGGTGCCCGTGGCAAAGCTGACGCTTGAAGTGACGCCTGTGGTGCCGCTGGTGATTACCAGGACGCCCTGGACGGCATTCCAGGTCACGGTGGGGCGGGTGGGGGCAGAGGGCGGGGAAGTTACTTCCGCAACCAGGGCGGACTGAATGTACGCAGCCGCAGCGTCGGGGCTGGAGCCTGCCGAAGAGAGGTTGATGGCGGGGGCGTTGAATACGTATCCGTCCACGGTAACGTAGAGGGAACCGCTGATAGCTTCCCACTGAGCTACTGTATATGCCAGATTTCCAGACTGCACCCAGCCAGCCCGTGCAGCCGCATTGTACGGGGCAAATAGCATCGCTGCCGGGCGGGCGCTTGAGTTATCGTAGCCGAGGAAGTAGGTTGGAGCAACGGAGGCTTCCAGCGAAGACGGCCCGAAGAACGAAGACACGCTCGCAGCGTTAACAAAAGACAGGACTTGAAGAGTCGGCATCAAAGTAGACTGTGTCAGGAACAAACCAGACAGGGTAAGGTTTTCCCCACCCGCGCTCAAGATGCCGGGTTGGACAGCAACGATGCTGGAAATCGGAATGCTCATGGGGTAAGTCTCCTAACAACGCTAAATTACACTCTCCACATAAATCGGGTATTGCTACTGAGAGTCTAGCCTACCCGTGAGATAGGCGGTGTTGGAGGCGATTTCCCGCAGTAGCTGGGTATGCACCAGGGACTCCGCTTCCACATGGGATAGGTGGTTTGTATTCTGGACTTGCAGCGTCACGAAAATCTTCTCGGTCAGTGCACTGTGCGCCTCCAGCTTTTGGAAGACTGCCTTGACAGCCCAAGTTGCTGTGGCGGCAAAGCCTGAGAGCAGACCGCCAGCTAGCCAAGCCGTTTGCGCGGGTGAAAGTAGTTGAGTAACTCCCTGAATCATCAGTTATGACCTTTCTTATACAGATTTAGTAAAACACTCCGAAGTTACCCCCACTGCTTGCAGTGGTTACAGTAATTTGAAATACCTGCTCCCCAGTATATGTGTTCGTATCCGTCACTTGAATGGTGAATGTGGACACCTCAGCCCCCGTTGCTGTGCCGCTGATAA